GCCCAGGCGCTGGGGGGACTTGTACAAATTCGTAAGTCCCCCCATCTACACACTCGAAAGTGTATATTGGACCGCGCTATAAAGATGTGACTCCTAAAAACCTGGCTCGCGCCAGGAAGGATTGCTAATCCCCGTACTCTACTAAGTACGAAATTCAGAATCAAATCTCATTCGGCGCGACCATTCACTGATTAAATCAGCACCCACACGGCCACAGTGTGGTATGATGTTCTTTACTGCTAGCACATCAATAAAAGCTACATTTAATTAAACGGAGTTTCTGTCTCCTTGGTGGTCATCCTAGCTAGATGATTCACCAAAATTGATACCTGCCTTCCTAAGCAGGTATCGTGGGCTCATAGTACATTCTGGGTAATCCAGTCCAGAAATATACTTGAAAATCCTCAGCTGCAGCGGCATACACGTCAATCGCACACGTGTTTGTCCCATAGAGACCAATCCTATAGTCCCAAGCAGCTTCGTATGTCATTCCAGTCGATTGATCGGCACTCTTACCCGGAGTAAATCGGTACTCCGAGTAATATGGCATCTCAAATTCGAGTGAATTGTTCACACGAGCCCAAGCAATAGCCGCTCCTAATGCGGCTGGTAGAGGACGACCTGTAGAAGGTGTGATTCCCTGCTCTCGCACTGCACGTTTATGTACAGAAATAGCGGTTGAGTAGGTTGGTATTAACTGTGTACCTTCTTGATAGTTCGTTGCAGCCGGTATGTACGCTGCACGAGATACTTCTATCTTGTCTTCTCCTCTGGTGTCCCCGGCCTGCACCAACTTATATCGCACACCTCCTCGTCTACCACTAAAAGCAGTAGCAACCCAATGGAGTAAAATAGTGTTGCAATAGTTGTATGGTGTAGCAGTGGCTGTTGTATCAACAGCACCGGGCACCTCTCCTCTGTAAAGAGGGAAATGCGGTCTCCTACCATAACAGAGCGTGTCTGAATTTGATAGAGACCCTATACTAGAATGCAAGTTATATCGCTTTAACATTGTTCGAAAACTAGTTATTGATTCACCAGTAAAAACTTGGTTAATCAACGATGTATCTTGTATGCTAGGACCCAACTTATGTGTCATTTCTTGCTGCGGTGCACTAGGCTCGGATGTATTTTGACCATCTGGTACTTTCTCAGTACCTGATTGATTCTCAAATCCAGCCTGTGCTGTCAACGGAGCAAATGTGAAATTCATGAAGTAATCGTCAGGAACGAATACTTCGAAATCATCACCCATCGAAACAAACACATTAATTTCGATATCATTATTAACGGTGGAATTTGGTGTTGTAAGTTCGTTCACTATGTAAACGCCTAATACACCATTTCCAACGCTCTTCGTCGTATACACTGTATCAGAGTACATTGTAGTGACGGAATCCGTTCCCGGATAATGATGTCGCAATAAAGTTGTGGTTTGACCATTTCCTATTTCCAGAGTAAAATCCTGTTCCTCCGCGATATCCACAATTTCAATGTAATTGGTATTGTACTCATTTGAAGCTAAGTATTCTGGATCGTAAACAAACTTCAAGCGTCCTTTATGGAAACTTGAAGCAACAATCTGGAAACGAAACTTCATAGTACCTGTCCAATATTGAAAGGGTAAAGCTGCCATAGCACAAGCAGGTAGATGAAATGAGACTGGAGGTCCACTATTCTCGGCCCATATTACAGGGTCGATCCTAGAGTTCCACAAAAGGGTCTCAGGTGCTGTTCCAATATTCCATGAAAAGGTTGTTAGATAAGATTCTCTCTTAGCTATCTCCTTTATGTTCATTGGATCAACACCGCCTAATCCAGCGATCCGAGGATCAATGGATAGTTCTTGCTTCTCATCAACTGTAAGCTTTTGTGCTGTATCCGGTACATTAGTCACCGCAAGCGATGATGTTGGACACGGACGATATGGCTCTGGATTCTTTGTCACAGGAGGTCTGCAATATCCAAACAATTTTGCCATTTGTGCAGTCGCCGACGCCATAGTAGACGTCGCCGAAGCATATGGTGCAATGTAAGGAACACTCGACAAACTCTGTGCCATCTTTGCAACCGCCGTTGCAGGTCCAGATATAATACCCTTAGCATTGGCTTCATCAACTTCCGAACCAGATTGTGGTACAAGCTGGTCTGGGTCGTTTGATGTAAGAACTGACATGTGAACGTCAGTAGCCCATGCAAATACACTAATTGTTACAACATCGGCAGCACCATTCGCATGCTTCAAATCATTTAATGATCTAAAGAATAGTTGTCCCAGTGTGCTCCAATCCGTTGTTACAATATCTGTGTAATTTGGATAATTGAAATAGGGTAATTTCATTTCTCCACCCGACGAAGTTGTCGGATCGAGAAAGATTCTTGGTTGTTGACTAGCTTGCACTAAATCCTGCCTTACTAAAGAGGCATTTGAACTTAGTGAATCAAGTATGTCAAATGGGAGATAACTCACCATAGCTCTTCCATATTGAAATCCGTTGCCATTGATTACAACCTTAACCATGAGATTAGCTCTCAAAAGTTTGTAGTTTGCAATACGATTTATCACTCGTGGATTTTCAAAATAAAGAGACCAAGGATCTATGTCAAACCCTAATGTTGTAGATGTGGCCCATTCCTCCTCATGAATCTTAAGTGGACGACTAAAGAAATGATCTAACGATGCATCCTCTGTGTCTTGCAATGTTCTTGTTACATCAACAGTTGATATTGTGTCGTACAAGTACGGATCAAACTGATCTGCAAACTGAACATTCTCTCGGCTTTCCACTTTAGAAACTTTCCTAATGATGTTATCATCTGTAGTACCACTCTGTTTAAAATAAGAGTGGCGCAGAGATTCTACATCAACCTGTTCCATGACCTGACGTAACTCTTCACCCGATAGAGGAGTTAGCCAGTCATCTCGTGAATATGATCCAAACTGATCACGTCTACTGGTATCTTTGTGCACCACTCTCCCTGTAGAGTGCTGCTTTTGTTGTTTATTCTTCTTGTTCAATGTTCTAATTTTGTTAATCTTATTACAATTCGGAGGTATAAACACAACAATTCACTGGAATACCCAATCCAGTGGTTGTGGTACGTTCTTGATCGACAAAATCTGCCTAAATAGGCCTAAGTCCCCTATATACATGCGTTTCTCCAATAACAGGTGTTCCCATACCTGTATACATGTCACCGTAATCTATGTAATAGAGCAGGTTTTGCTCTGGTCCCCCTGCAGTCCCGCTACTGCAGCTCACATTTTATAAGGATTGTGAGAGGTCCTCAAAATTGGTGCCCTAAGGCATGAGTTCTTCCATGAACTCACCGTTCGGCATCGCAAACATTACATGTTTCTTGCCGTACTTCTCCTTCCAGTCATGTACTCTGTTTTCAAAAGTCCAATCCAAATTCTTACACATATGCGCAAACCCGTGTTTGTTTGCAATGATTTTCATCTGTTCACGACGCATTTCATAAATCTCTCGTCCGTGGTTAAACCACTCGCCTAGATTCTGATCTACGTTTTGTGCTACAGCCTGATACTCAGTCATTACAGTACCTTTCGGTCGCATAAAACAGTGTAAAGATTTGAAAATGGATTTCTCAACTAGAGCTCCGACATGACCACCTAACTCCGGTATGAATACCGTTTTCCTCTTCAGGAACTCAAATTCTTCCGGTGGAAGAAAATCCAACAACTCACTCTCTTTATCTGGCATGGTATAGACTTGTCCATACTTGGCGAGAAACTCCGAAATTCCCTTAATGGTGAATTTGTTCTCGTCAGGATGTACTGAGCCAATGTTGTCATCTCCATATGTCATTGCTGCAACGTAATCGCGAAACTTCCTTCTGTTCTGAAATTCTGTAACGCGATGTTCGCTGTAGTAATAACAACGTAGATTCAAACTACCACAAACTCCATTCAAAAACACTGTGAGTGAATTGCCGGAAATATGTGTTCCTTCTGTTAACCCAATAAGATCTCCATTAAAAGCAATGTACGCAAACACTAAATCTCCTGTCATTGCTTCCATAATCGCCAGATCTTCTTCCGTATAACCTGGGCATACACGTGCACAATCAATGAATATCCGCAAAGCGGCAAACAATAATTGTGACGGCAATTTTTGGTCATACTTCCCATAATCGCCTCCGAAAAGTCGATCCATACCATGCTTTGTTGCATGTTGATGAAATTCTTCCCATTCTGGTCCGTGCGCGTTAATACCAACAGCACTTTCAGACACAATGGGGTTCATCTGCAACACACGTAAGATTGGTAGATAATACTTTCTAACCAAAAACGTGAGCGGGGTTGAATTTCCATAGAAGATACGACACTTGTCCTTAGTCAGGATTTCGTCCTTCTTGCACGCTTTCGCAATGCAATAAGCACGTTCTCCTTTCCTGTACAAGTTTTCGCACCTATCGATTTCTGCCAAAACAGTTTCATCAAACTTCCTAAATGATGATCCTGCTTCGTCTTCAACCTCAATGATATAGTCTCTTTTCTTGCCTTTCATGGGAATTCCCGCAGATGTACTAAGTTTAATCCCATCAATGAATCTCAAGCCTGGGATTCCATTGACGTTCTCCTTGTCACTCAATGGTTTGATATCATTCCACAAGTCACACTGAAATAACGCAATCAAAGGTTCTTTGTAGTCCTTTATTGCAACTTCCAGCAGATCATGTGGATAAGGGTGCGCAGGCACAGCTAAATTAGCCAGGCACGCCTGATATCCATACCATTCTGGATTAAACTTTGGTGCGCAATACACATTAGGTGCATTACACACAGTCATCAGATCCTCACTGATAGGTGTCACCTTTACATCCGACTTCTGCGTCGTTTTGCCAATACATGTTCCCAACCATTCAACTTGTGAATTATGAGGCATGTAATTGACAGCACTCTTCGGATGTATCTCTTGATTTGTCAACACTTTGACACCCATTTGTGTAGGATTGAAAACACCTGCACTTCCAGAGATGATAACTCCCTCAACCTTCTTCAATTCTAATACTGCGGAATTGATTTGTTGCTGGGAGAATGATCCGTAACAACCGCTGGGTGTTCCTGAAATTCCACCTAAGTGGATTCCAAGAATCACCGACCCAACGGATTCCGAGACCAAAACTGCACCACATAAACCACTAAAAGTGTTTATGGTCAGCTTATCATACTCTCCTCCTTGAAAGTCCATGTATGTCCTAGCCACGCCCGGCTTAGTCATACCTTTCGCCCTGATTAACTCTCCTGATTTTTGACGCCATTGCATCCTAAAAGGTGTTGCAGGCATCGATTCTGCTGGTAAGTATGGTACGATGTCCTTGAAGGACCCACCTGTCGCACAATAACATACCACTAAATCTGTATCAGGAATGTGGCGCCCTGCTGAAATTGAAATATCAGCAACGAACTTCCCTCCACATGAGTCAGGGTTGACTTTCCTAAGTGTGCATCGCAAGTCACTACCAAAATCATGGAAATAATGTAGTGGAATGAGAATCACATTGGACTTCAAAAATAGTCCGTTCATCATTCCGTTACTACCATTTTCTTGATGAATGGTTCCATAAACCAAATTCTTTGCAACTATGTTTTCCAATTGCTCGGTCGACACAGTGCGCTGTAATTGGGTTAATGGCAATTCACGTTGCACTACTGAAGTCCACACATTGACTTCAGCATCCCGTTCCGCAATTTCCTCCTTTGTTTTTGGTTCCAACGATCCTTGTTGGACTGTTTTGTAGTACTGTTTATAGGCTCGGGCCACAGCATACAAAGCACCTAATCCAAAGACAACTCCACAAATTTTCTTTGCATGATTATCTCGAACATTCTTAACGATTGTTGAGATTTTGAGATTTCTCTTGCGAAGGTCCTCCAACAATTGTTTCTCCACCTGATCAACAATTTGTTTTTGGAAATTCACGGCATGCCATATCACAAAAGGGACAGACATGAAGAATCCCGGTATCACGCATAAAAAGACACTAACCAACAATACAAGCAACCATAAAGCCGCTGTGTTTCGTCGGTAGTCCTTTGTGAGTTTGTCTTGGTAGTACCATTTGGCTAATTGCTCAGCATAGGTATTACCAAGGATTGGTGCCGGAACCAATTGCACCCAATCCCACATTTTTAACCACTCAGAACCTTTCTTGTATATTGTATCAGCAATTTTACTATCTAATGTATCTCTAAAATTCAACACATCAGGATAGAACTTTTTGCGTACCGATCCAAATACTCGTTTGGCCATTCGCACAGACACAGATTCGAAACCTAACTGCGTGCTTGTATGCTTGGGACAATGTCCCTTCAGGTGAATACATCCTTCATGGGGACATGATTCAATGGCCTGGCCTTTGTTCAACTGACGTGCAACAATGGCTTGCTGGTTCTTACGATGTTCATCGTACTCTTCAATCATAAATTGACAAAGTTTTGGCATCGTAATATTCTTTAGTGGTTCCCCTTTGCTATCTTTAACTATTGAGTATTTAGCCACAGAAGATAACTTCTCTGGCTCTACTGCGCGCTCAACAGTGACAAACCAAATATCGTCAAAGGGGCGTGGGATATCATTCCCGTCCGCGTCAGTGTAAAATTCTCGAACCTTCTTCGAGTCTATACCACATGGTTTTCCATCTATTATACGCTGAAACTGTGGCTTTGCAGTCACAGTCACAACTATGAATCGACGTTGAACCGAGTATGGACAATTCGAGTATACACCTGCGTCCAAATCCTTCTTATTTGTAGTAGCCGTTGTAATCCAAGGCTCCACGAAGCAACGGCCTTTGAGATGTAATTCTGCCTTATTAGCATAATACATTTCATTGTTGTTGACTTCAATGATAGCCTTGGTTGGGGGCTTCTCAACAAATTGTGCTTTCTCATTTGCTACATCATCGAACTTCAAAACCGTTTTCGATGAGTCCCAACCTGACATGAAATTGTCGCTTGGATTGTAGGTGCAACGAAATTCATTGCCAGTATCTTGTCCTTGACTGTGCAAAAGCACAGTGATCAACTGGTCACAAATTGTTGATTTACCCTGACTACTCTTGCCGAAAAATTCGACAGAGAAGGGTGCATGGCGGACTCCTCCCGCCATCTTCATGGTGACAAAATCGTTCTGTATTTCAAGAACTTTCATGAACTTGTCATTAACTAGCTTGCGGTCTAGTCCATGAAGAGAAGGCAATAAAGCCTTCAAACGTGTTCCTAAGTCATTCAATCTCTTGTCGAACACATGATTGGAAACCTTCTTGAACTTCTCAAGATTTCCACATTGTACAAGAGTCCACCAACTAATGATTTTCGCATACTCTTCATCTAACTCGATGGATGCGTGATCATTGATCAATAGTGGTGTAATGGATTTTGTTTTGAAACACAAGTACATACCTTCAGTAAAGAAGGTGACGGTTTCAAAAAGAGCATCTACAATATCGAAAGCACCAACGTGCTTCTGATACAATGCTCCGGTGAACAGTTTGAAACCTCCGATTTGAAAATCCAGGAGGGATGCTTTACACAAACCTAGTGTCACCATGATGCCCAACAATTTAGAAAACTGTTGGAATGCTCGGTTGTTTTTACACAAGGCCCAATTCGAACGGGCTTCTTGCATTGCTTTTAACCAAGCGGGTGCATCATCGCCAGATGCTGATGTTTCAGGCTCGCCACCACTCTGTTGTTCCTTAAACAATTCCTCCACATACGACATTACGGTTTTCGTGAGTGACTTGGAGACATACGATCGCACATAAAGTGCGATAGTTGACATGACTCCAAGCGTCGTTTTCTGTTGTGAAAGGTTAGTGAACAAGAGTAGTGCACCTTCAACTTCCCTCAAAATTGTATCCGGCAAATCTACACCAGCAAACGCCGCTAGTGTATCGAAGCAGAAACTTGCAGCGCCCAAAGATTCCAAACCTAACTGTGGTCTTCTATGAGCGCGTTTTCTCTTCATTGCCGCCTGGTACTTCTTCTTTAAGTACCAATTCTCCTTCTTGGGTTCAAGCCATGAATTGACTTGAAGTGGAACAGCAGCGGCCAAGCCACTGTCCCCGCACACGTGGGTAACTTCGTTTTGATCCGAATAAGACTTATTCATGATTAAAGGGGTTTGTGTGCCTAGTCTTTCCCAGTGTCAGAAACTTTGTTAATTAGGAGTGTTTCCTTCTCCCGAGGATCAATAGGTCTTCCTCTTTCCATCCATATATGCCGAAGCGTACTGTAGTTACTAGTACCCCGCCGTGCAGCGGTGAAATCAGGTCCATCTTTGGATTGGCGATCCGCAGACTTCATACCTGTATTTCACAAAATGGAACCCGTCATTCGCGACCATTGGGAAACCGCCAAAACGTCACCTTAGTTTACGTTACTTCGACATGTATACTAATGTACATGCAGAGTGGTCGACTGGTTTGGGGTGCGCCAGGATACGCCCGACTGAATGAAAAGGCTATTACCTATCTTTCCGCATTTTAAACTTAACTCACACTTATACAGTGCAAGACAACAAGGTAAATGTTCAAACACTTGCTATTTTGATCGTAGATCTATTCCATCGCTGAAATATAAATCATGAGTCTATCCGAAGATTTAGGCCATGGGTCTTGCGACTTGACTCCTAACGAGAGACTGCGCCTCAAAAGAGGTACATGAAATGTACGATAGGTTTTAGGGGTGGTTGCCCCATGGATTGCAAAAGCAACCCTCTATATCTATGATTTGATAGCCAGATGAACTAGAGGCTTATGCATCAAATTTAGACATAGAATCACTTGATTCTGTTCATCATTCTTGTTCTTACGACCTTATACGAACCTTATAAGGCGAACACTGCTGATCTTCGGCAGTGTCAAACGAACTTCATGGACACGATCCATCGGTTTCAAAATTAGGGAAACCGGTTGTCAAGAAACGTTAACGAATGTTAGTGTAACTGACAGTCTGGGGTAAGTGCTGGTTTAACACACTTCATACCTTAGAAAAACTACTTTGTATCGAGATAATAAACTTCGATATAAATACATACAGAGCATACGGAATGCTCTGCAATACTTATAGGCATACGAAATGCCAAAGAAATTTACTAGAGCATACGGAATGCTCGTACCTGAATCGGTTGAGATTCAAATACTTCGATGAGTGCGGTAGGGCTAATGCCCTACCG